CTTCTAAGTAACCACCAATCTCACTAATGCTATTCGCACCTTTTACCCAACATTTCAGTGCAGGTACTCTAAATGTAGTGCTACCATCGCCCTTACTGTAAAACGGCACATTGCCACCATTAGCAGCAGCCTTGACTTGCCATGCAGATTCTTCAACCAGATAGCCGTTCTGTGTCTGCACCCATGCCCAAAGGTCAGCGTAGGCAGTACGGCTATATTCTCCACCTAGCAAGGGCAGCCATCCAGCTTGCAGGTTTGGGTTGAGCGTAAATGTTTCAAATCCAACAGGCAAGCCTAACTTGCTAGCGTCTTGTAAATTTTTTACGCCCCACTTTACTGTACCGTCACTAACACTTTCCGATTCTACGCTAATGCTAGGTTCACTGCCACCCGTTGTTCCTGCAGTTACGCACTCTAGGTAGTAGCCTGCCGGGAGCTGCGTAGTGTAGGCAATATCACCTACTTTGTAGGCTGCGTTGCGTTCAAGGGTCTGTAAAGCTTTAGCTTTATCAGCAGTAGTTGCGGACACAGCTTTATCTTCAATGCCAAGGTAATTCGTCTTGGCCTCACTTTTCATTAAGTAAGCGTCAGCAATCACTCTGCCACTTTCATCAGCCTTAGCTCTAGCAGCTGTGCCCGTGATACTGCACGGGATTTCCGTTACAAATTTAGAACCGTTGTAGAATTGAAGTTTATTAGTGCTAGTATCAAACCAGAATTGCCCTTGCATTTTGGTATCAGGCTCTTCTGCGCCAGAGAAGTTACTGATAATAGTTTTATCGTTTTTCGCCATCTGCGCAGGAGCATCGCTCATATTCTCGTTCTCGTCTATAGCTTTATAATCTTGCATATATGCCTCCCGTTAATATCCTTTAGAAACCCAACTAATAGTACCAGTTGTGCGTTCGCCGTTAGCGGCAATGAGTTCCACTTCAAAATATCGCCCGACATCATCTTGCCCGTCTGTGCTGACGATATAAGGAACAACATTGCTATTGGCAGTAGAGCCAGCTCTAAGCACAACATTTACCTCTGGTGGGTTGTAATAATGCTTGTTGAAATGAACCTTTGTTGCTGCCGCTGTATCCGTAATCTGTGTTATACCTCTATCATCCGTATCTGGTATATCCACATGGAGTACAACATCAGCAACACTCGCAGGAAATTGCGGTACTTTAGTTTCTAAAACAATGCGTACAAGAGCTTCTTCATATTCATATTCGCCGACTTTGAAATCAGTAAAATCAGTATACCCGCTTGGAGCGTTTACAAGTTTCATAAAACCTTCATCGTCCAGTTCCCCATAGCGTATAGCAAGGTTGGAAAGCACTGCTTCACAAGCCTTGATAAAAGCGTCGTAAATTGTAAAACTATCACGTTCTTGCAGAGAATACTGCTTTTTGAATTGTTCTGCCACCTCGATATCATCTTTAATAGTTTTACGAATAATATACAACCTATTAAAAGCTTCCTTGAGTTGCACAGGTTCCCGCCTGTTCTTTGACAGATACCTATTGTGCGTTTCCGTGGGTTTGATGCTCTCTCTGTAATGCGACTCATAATTTTTGAGGGCGTTGTCAATGGCTTTAATATTTTCCTCAACGCCTAGCCATATAACAGCTTGATGCAAGAACTCATCCGTCAGCTTTAAACCATCCCTGCGCTTGATGGTTGCCTTTCGACTGGATTTATCTGCGAAGCAAATATAATCGCTAGGGATTAATTTGAACTTGCGTAAAATGCCGTCTACCGTTTGAAACATTTCTAATACGTGAAGATTAAACTTAATGTTGTCCCAATATGTTTCTGTTGTGCGGATTTTTTCATATAGCAGGATACGTAGCCTAATCTTCCTATGTTCTGCTATATGGAGGGTTTCTTTGATTTTTCTCAGCTTCTGGTGCCTATGCGATTTTTCCGCAATAGAAACATAGGAAAGACGGTTCACTGTATATTGATTCGGAGAAGCGTCTTTCCAGCTTTTTATTGCATCTTTCCACATAAAAGGTGATGTTTTCCATGTGTAGGCAGTGCCTTTGTTCATCTGTACGTCAACGGTATCTGCCATTCATGCCACAGCCTTTCTTAGCTCAATGTGAATTGGAAATTTACGGTTAGTTCGTCATCAGCGCCTTTATTGATTACCGCAAAAGTTACACGGTCAATAAAAGTGCCGCCACTGGAAGCGTTGCAAATGCCAGCCTCGGTAATCGCGCCCGTTGCTTCACCAGCAGCAAAGTAGGTGCTGAACGTAAAAACCTTGGTGCCTGCGGTGTGAGCATAAGTGGCAGCCTTGCGAGCAAGCTCTGTTACGAGCGCGGTCTGGCTTGACGCAACCGCATCAGAGCCTGTGCCTACGGCAGTATGGCTCATAACACCCGGTCTGCCAGAAGCCTTGCCGATTGCATCAGCGATAAAGTCAAAACCGACATTCAGAATAAGATTGTCCTTGCGTAAAGTTTCAATATCGCCGTTAGGATGCTTTAAAGTTGCCATAAAAGTGCCTTTGAGTTTAAGATTTTTTTCTTCAATCATTGTGTGTCGTCTCCTTTACAGTAAATGGTTGTTCTGGGGGGGGTAGCAGCATAATGTTAAAGAGTACATTTTCCACGGAACTTGCATTATTTTCCACGGACGTGTTGCATTCGCCCAGCGTGTTTTTCCTATTGCGTCAAATGCAATGGGCGCTGCGCCAATCTCCGCTTTCTTCATATTGCCGTTAGAAAACGAATGTAAAAAAAGCTTACGTTTTTCTGCTCCTTGAGAGAAAGCTATCGTAAGCCAATCTCTATCTTTATTGCTAATATCGTCCAGATATATATTGTTGCCGTCACTGGCGAAGCAATAGAACTGTCTCAGTCTAGCGTCATAGCCAATCTTGAGCCAGTTGCCATGCCCGTCGAATATAACGGCAATGATGGTATCTTTCAGTTCCCCTTCTGTTTTTAGGCAGAAACTGAAATTCATTTTGCCGACAATGTTTGTCAGTTTGTATGAGAGCCTTGTCAGCGGGCTGATATATAAACCGTTAGACCAGTGCGATGGTTTAAATTTATCACAGTGAGCCTTGTCTACAGGCTCTTCTTTTTTGTCAGTCAAGAGCGATTTGTTTAACTGTGCGTTAAACAGTAGAGTCGAATCATTGTCAAGATGGTATGCAATCTGCTGTTTGAAACCAATGTTATCCAAATCGCCCAACGCGCCAGCCCATGCAAGATTCCCCGCATCGAACCATGTAAAATCAGCTTCATCCCATTCCACGGAGCTATTACCAATAAGGACTGGCGTAAAATCCATCCAGTTGCGAGCTTTATATTTCTGCGGTAATTTTACATCCATGATGTATTCGCCATATATTGCATCGCGTTCTAGTGTCAGCCCATTAACGTCAGCATCGTAATGCAGGTTAATCTTGTTACCACTATACAACGTATCGCTCTGATTGAATTCCAGAATCACATTACGATGTATGTCATCATCATTGCTGATAAGATAATATGCTGCATTCTTGGAATAGTTGCCATGCTCATCCACGGCCTTAACCATTAAGTAACACTCGCCCGTATTCGGATAAATGTAACGGTTCTTGTCGTTGGTCTTGGTTGTAAATATTTCTAAGCCTTTCGCCCAGTCAGCCGTCTTTCCTACTTTTACTACATAACTTACGCCGTAGATATTTACAGCATCCCAATAAAAGTCTAACTCCGAGCCGTTGCGCTCTACAAGAAAACCTGTAATGTCTGGCAATGTAATATACAATACACCACGCTCACCTTCGCCGAACTGGTCAAAGTAAGCAACCTCAACCACGCTGACGGAAGTTGGCGCATCTTTCAGCAGGAAAATATTATCCGTAGAAGTATAAGCTACGCCATCAACATAGATTGTTGCGCCCACGCAGTCAGAAGGTATCTCTAGAAAAGTAATCAGAGTACCTTCGTTGGTTACAGACAGCGTAATATCCGTAGGAGCGTCAGGCCTTGGCTTTGTGTAAGTAAGTTGGCTAGGGTTGCTGGCTTCTGCGTCTTTAGATACGGCATAAAGATAAACCGTCCCCGTCGCGTCCGGTGGCAGTTTGCTGCTCGTGTTAGCAGTCGTGCGTTCCAGCAACCCATAAGCGTTGCCGATATTAGTGTCTGTGCGCACTTCATAATAAGCAAGGTTGCTTTCGTCAGCAATCCTACTCCACGACAGCGTGCCGCCCAACCTCGTAAACGACAAGAAGAAATTTCTTGGAGTTGGATATTTGCCGGATTCCGGGTTTATTTCTTCTGCGCTGAACCCGTTTGCAAGATTTACCTGCAAGGCAATTTCCTGCATCGCTTCTTGAAGCAAGCTCATCAGATAACGTCCGTCGCCTTGGATTGACTTGGGTAAATTCGGCAGGCGCACTATCTGCTTTTGGCTTTCCGTGCCAGCCATAAGTTAATCACCTCACCGTTGTACGCTCATTGCCGCAGAAACAGCTTCCTGCAAGGCAGTCAGAATAGAATTATCAGCGCTTACATCATATTCATTTTCGTTGAGGGCAAGAATAATAGCCGCCTTTACGATAACTTCGTTAATGGCATCATGCTGATATGGTAATTCTTTGTCGTCCTCAGTGAGCAACGGAGGCGTAGCCCAGTAACGAAATCGAACTTCGGTTGCGTCGTCAACAATTTCGACCGAACCATTTGTCATACGCAGTGGGTAAAACCCTGCTGACTGCATATAGTTCTCTGGCACCGTGTCGCCTTGACGCAGCGTGGTTTCTCTTACCAAAGCGGGGTACTTGGCAGAAATGAGCAAAGAAGATGTCTGCTGCAAGGCTGTATTCAGGAATTCCAAACAACGCTCTTTAGTATATTCGTCACTAATATCATGCCCCGCAGCCTTGATACGAGCGATTGCTGTTGAAACATTCATATCTCATTACCTCCCTATACCTTGAATGGCATACGGATATGTGCATTGACATATCTGCGCCTTGGAACAATGCTACTCAGCATATCATCGAAAGCCTCCATCAATACATCTGTCTCTGCGTTATTTTCAAGAATCATAACGGTTCCTTTAACAATAGCGTCCTTAAAGATATTTGGAACATCTATTTCGCCGCTAGACTCTTTGAATTCTGGCAAGCCTGCCCTGTATAGAATCTTTGCACTAGGAGAACCGAGGTACAATCGGTCGCCTGTGACTTTGTACTCCCAAGGCTCTGGGGTTTTAATGCCTTCGGCGGGTGACATAATATAGCCATCGTTTAACCTCATGACAGACTGCAAGGTGATAAAGTCTGCTGGTAGCTCTACCCCTGTGTTTTTAAAGTCATACGGGGCACCATCGCTATCTACCATTCCTGCTTCTTGCATCGCTGCGTTCATCTCGGCTTCGTCATAGACACGCATTTTTTCAAGGAAATCAGTGTTACGTAAAGCATATGAGCCGTTGAAATATCTCAAACATTCGTTGATAGATTCTCTGATTTCAAAGTCAGAGAATCTTGTTTCGTTAAAGTCTTTGGTTTTAAAGCGTATAAGACGGTTGAGTTCTTTGAATGTAATTGCCATAGCTGCTCACCTCAATAATACTTCTTCGGGATAAGCGGAGCGAACTCTCTGTGAACCTCGAAGAACTTCTGCATCAGCTTTGTATATTCGCCCATGTCGCCTGCTCGCTGCGCTTTCTGCGCCTCGATGAGCCAAGGGTCGTACATGAACATCTCGCAGGGAATAACGCCCATAGAGCGGAACTCTGCACCGTTTCTGCCTAGGGTGCCTCTGCCGCCGCCCTCTTTTTCAATCATGCGTGCAACTTCTGCACCGACACTGTGGTCGTATTTGTTTACGACGTGAAAACGATTCTTCTCGTCGATAAAAGTATCTTGCTTTACAAGCACTGATAGCACCTCCGTTATTGTTTATTTTTAACTGGAGCTGGGTACGAGACTCGAACTCGTATGAGACGCTTACAAAGCGACCATGTTGCCATTACATCAACCCAGCATATTATGGAGCTGACAGCAGGAATCGAACCTGCAACCTTAGCTTTACGAAAGCTCTGCACTGCCTGTTGTGCTATGCCAGCATATAAGAAAACCCCTCGAAACCGAGGGGTTTAAAGTGGTCGAAATCGACTAGGTTAGATTAGCGCTTGATACCTAAGATAGCGCCGGAAGCACGAGGGGCGGTGATTTTCAGACCGAGCCAGGACTCAATACGCTTTGCATCAGACGTGCCGGTCTTAGGCAGGTCGAAGGTGCGAGTCTTTTGGAACCATTTCAGCAGCATGTAGTCAGTATCCATGATGAAGATGCTGCTGTCCGGGAGCATACGGTGAGACTCTGCGGTCAGAGTGCCGTAGTCGGTCTGAATAACGTCAGCTACCAGTTCCAGTTTGCGACCTTTGGTCATATCGCGATTGATGGTCGTGGAAGCAGTCACCAATTGGCTGAATTTACGCTTCTTCGCAGGGGACATATAAGCCTTGGTCGGATTACCGCCACGGTTGTAAACCATTTCCATGACGGTATTTAAATCGTCCAGAGTATAGTCAGCAGCACCGCCGAGGGAGATTACGTTATTCTTGATAATCTTCACAGCGGTACCGGCAGCAGAGGGCTTAACCTGCTCTTCGGCGATTTTCTCAATAGCGCCCTTGAGGGTGTTATACAGAGTGAATTTGGTTGCCGGAGTAGTGTCGTCGAGGCGGATGTAGTAAATCGTCTTGGTTTTTAGACCAGTCGGCATGCTGGTTGCATCGAAGTACACGAAGTCGCCAGTCTTCATGTCATGAGCTGCGCTGGCAGTAATTACGCCGTCGGTGGTGGAGACGGTAACGTCCAGAGTCTCTTCCTTCATGAAGTACGGAATACCGCCCGTCATGGCCGGGGTTGTGCCGCTTTCCGCATGGCTGACAGTGTTGGACACGATAGCATACTCAATATCATGAGCATGTTCCTTCATGCGGTTGGTCATCAAGCGAGCCAGCTCGTCCTTTTCGCGATACACCTTGGATACCTTGCGCTGCGCTTCGGTAACTTTCAGAGTGTTTACGAAATACTGGTTGTGGTTCTGCAAGCCCTGCAGAGAACCGCCCTTTTCCGCAGTGTACTCTTCATCTTCCAGATGGGCGTTTACTTTCGGGGGATTCAGATGCTCGCTCATCCATTCAAAGAACAAGGTCTCAGAGTTTTCGGAAGGCAGCATGGATAAGAATTTGGTTTCTTCGGGAGAGATGTTAGTGATAACTTCACTCATATCCTCCGCGTGGCCAATAGCTTCCGTGGTATGAGATTGGGAAGCGGAAGGGCCAAGATTACGATTAATGTCTTTGATTGCCATTAAATTTTCACCTCATTGTTCAAAAAATTTATTAACAAAAATCTTTCGGCCTCGGGGAAAGCCTTGGGATTTTTATTTCTGGTTTTGCTTTAGGAAATCAGCCATCCATTGTACGCGTTCGCGTTGGCTGGCGTTACGCAAAGCTTGATAATCCGGGACGTATTTCTTCGTCATGGTTGCGCCGTCACCGGCTCGCTCGGTTACTGGAGGCCTAACTGCTCGCTTCGGAGTAGTAGACAGCTTATTTTTACGAGCGTAGTATTCCTTGCGGCTGCGCTCGTAATACATACGCAGTTTCACAGCCTGCGGCTCGGTAATAGTGCCTTTGTTAAGAGCATCAAAAATAGGAATAAGCTCAGACGCTTCTTTGTAAGGCAGCTCGTTGACGCGTTGCACCATAAACTTGTCAATAGCGTCGAAATTCGGCTCGGTTCGCTTTGCTTCATTTACGAACTCATTGATACCGCCGTATACCTCAGCTCGTTTCTGGCGAGCCGCGCTTTCTTCGGCATATTTATTTTGCAAAGTACGGACAATATCATCACGATGCCACTGCTTTGCCAGCTTATAGTTAATTACGCGCGGGTCGTCATCATCCATAAGGCTGATATTCTCAAGCTCATCATTGCTCAAACCTGCATCTTGTGCGGCTCTCGCGCTGGCTTCCTGCTCCAGATTCATAAGGAACTGCTGCTGTTGCGCACGTTGCTGCTCCGGCGAAAGCTGCTGCTGCGCTAGAAGCTCTTGCTCTTGCTTCTTTTTGGCCTCAACCTGCGCATTGTACTGGGCTTGCGCCTGCTGGATTTTAATGCTTGCGACCTGCGCCTTATACTCGTCGGGCACACGACGCTCGTCGATGTTGCCTGCGCCGATAGCCGCGGTCAATTCTTCGAGCGAATACTTCTCGACAGGCTGCTGCATCTGCTCATAAGCTTGCTCTGCAATATTGGAAACAGTCTCTTCGCCTACATCTGGTTCACCAGTTTCACCTTCACTCGGCTCGTTGTCCGTTTCGTCAGTAGCAGAGTTGTCGTCTGGAACGAACTTCAAGGAGCGCTTGCCGTTAGAATCCTCTACAAGCTGATAGCGTCCAGTGTCGCCCTCAAAACGCATACCGCCCAAGTCGTTGCCTGATTCGCTGTCGCTGCTAGGCTCTCTGCTGGCTTCTACAGAGCTTTCTTCGCCTGCGCCAGTGTTTGTGCTAGCATCGTAAGTTTCGACGCTCTGAGAGTCCACGGGAGCCGCAGACGGGGCTTCGTTAGCAGTATTTGTTACGATACCTTCATCCATGGTTTTTACCTCCTAAAAAATTAGCTCTGGCCTGTAATTTCGGTCAGAGCTTTGTCTTTTTGCTTACCCATGTAGGCAGCATGTTCGAGCATTTCTACCAAACGGCAGACCGCTCTATAATCACTGCGCTGCTGCTCAATATCGCCGCCAGAACGTGCTGCTTCCAGCATCTTTACATCGGCCTCTTTCTTCATCGCAAACGCATATTTATAAACCGCCTCAGCGTCCTGCCCGTCAACAACAATCTGTTGCAGGACAGTAACGCGAGAAGCGATATTACGGATTTGTCTTTCGTTTCGTTTAATCATTTTTTATAAGCACCTCGTGTTCAGCAATCGCTCTCTCGGTAGTGTCAATACCCAGCTTCTCTTTGAGATATTCACGCTGCGCATCTGGCGGCAGGTTTTCAAGGCTGAGGTTAACGCGCGGAACAGAAGATTTAGCAATAGCAAGCTGCAAGCTGTTTTGCAGAGCTTCGGCCTGTGCCTGTGCTGCTGCCTGCTGTGCGGCCATAGCCTGTTGTTGCGCTTCCGGAGATTCTGGGTCAAGCAGATATTGAGAAACATCACGCAAGCCGAGCGCTTCGAGCAGTTTCACGACGAGGTTGTACCAGCTCTTTGCGTTGACGATGCCTTGGGAGGCAAGCTGCGGATAAATCTGGTTCAAGACAAGCATCAAATACTGAATCTGCGCTTCCCTTGTGCCTGCACCCTGCCCGACATTAACAATTAAATCATAGTCAATGTCCAAATCTTCCTTGCGAATAGAGAGAGTTTTGTTAGTCAATCGAATCATCTGCTCATCTTCCAGATATTTCTGGTTCAGCAGAATGACAAACTTATAAATCGGGATGAAGAAACGTTCTGCGATAGAACGTGCAACCATCTTGTTGCGCTTCTCTGCCATCCCGAGGATTGAAGTAATGCCCGTCGCCGTTTGGTTTAGCGAGTTAGAATCAAGTCCTTGATTGTATCTTGTACTACCAGACTGACTTTCAATTTCATTCTGCGCATAGTTGATAACGTCCATCGTCAGACCTGCAAGCGGCAAGCTCGGCGGCGTAAGCACAGCAGTTCCGGGGTCGCCCTGCGTCGGAATAATCTCATCACCTTCCAGCAGCGCATCCATATCCACCATACGCTCGTTGACGAAGACGCGAGGAGCGTTGTTCTTTGCCACATTCGTGATAATCTGGCGCATCACCGCAGTCTTCAAATCCTGTTGTTGCTCCAGCATGTCAGTAGAGCTGTCGCGATTGAATACGGCATTCGGGTCGTATTCCGCAGAGCAAATAAAGAACGGTGGGAAGCCATAATCGTTCTCGGAAATGCGGATTGGCTCATCTCCCACAGCGTGAACAATGACGTTTTCGTAGATGCCATCGTTGTTCCAGTCAACCTGCAAATATGCCTCGTAAAGCTCTACTTCTTTCGACGCGTTATCTTCGTCGCTCGGTCGCTTGAAGCTGTCCGCCCTGTCAACGTCATTAGAGCGGTCAAGCATCGTGGAGCTGGTATCACCGGGGTCGTATTCTTCCAGTGCTTTGTCGATATTTTTATAAACGCCGTCCATTTCGCGCTGTTTCAGATAGCTGCCGCGCACAATCTTACGGTGCGCAACAAACTTGCAGTCCTGCAAATTCGGAGCATCTGGCGTATAACGCAGTTCGCTCGACGGCACATACTCAATAACAGGATGGTTTGCAGTAACCTTGACTTCTTCGTAGGTACACTTCACAAAGTCATCCACGTCGTCCAGCTCGGTAAATTCTAAATTTTGGATTTTGCCTGTACCTGTGCCTTCCATCAGAGCTATAATCTGTTCCCAGTCTTGCAAACCTAGCAGAAACTCCATCTTTACGCGCTTTTCTTCGTGCTTCCACCAGACCTTCGCTACCGCGAAGTTCTCGCTTAACGCGCAGCGCAATGCAGCTTGGCAGAAGTGATACCAGTCATTCTTTTTTTCAAGCTGGTAGCGTACAAGCTCCTGCACCTTAGAAGCAACTTCATCATCATCGACGTTTACGCCTTTGACAGAAAGCGGAGCATCTGCGCCGCAGAAAGCCTCCATCATGCCGGTCAGAATCCAGTTGCAGGAAGTCTTTACGTCCTTGGAAACCCAGCGAGAGGTCTGGGATAAGATAGGGAATTTCTTGTCATAATACTCTGCCGTGCCTTGATAAACATCACGGCGATGCAGGATTCGCGGTTCCACGACCTCGGTATATTGCGTGTTAGCGATATTACGGCACTCTCGGAAAGACTTCATAATCTTTTCTTTCTGCGCCTCGGTAATACTATCCAGCGAAAGCGGCTCTTGGCTCGGCGTGCTGGACATTTTGAGCATCTCCAGAGGGTCTTGCGCACCCATAGCGGCCTGCGGATTCGGCATACCGGTTTGTGGCTGCTGCGGAAGCGCTCCGCCTGTCATGGTGCCAACCGCAGCCTTATTCATGCCAAAGTCCGGGTTAGTCGCCTGCCACGAGGAACGGTGAACCTCGCTGTCCGCAGCCTGCGCCAGCTTATCATTTAAATCAGCCATGCAACATCACCGCCTTAGAAAAATTCCGTCAGCACGCAGTCGCCGCCAATAACGTATAAGTTATCAACGTTTGTCGTTGTCACCGGCAAAATAGTAGTCTTGCCAGCAGGAACAGCCATGCCCGTGGCCGCAGTAACGTCCTTGCCGCCGATATACACGGTGCTCTCGCCAGCCGTAATAGCGATTCCGTGGCGGCCTGTACGCTGCAATGCAGCGACCTCCGGACTTGCTGCCACAACAGCCTTTGTTGCCGACAGCTTCGTTGTCTTAATATCATCTACTGGATATAAAAGCATTGTTTATACCTCCGGATATTCGTCAATAATTTGAATGCCATACGCCACTGCACATTCACGTTCGATTTTGCAACCACGAGCCTCGTCCCAGTCTGCTGTAAAGTAAGCAACATCAGCATCAGCCAACATTCGGATAGATTCAGCCATATACTTTAAAGGATGCGTACCTTCTTCAAAATCAAAGAAAGTTTTCAGCATCTCAAATTCTTCGTTTGGGAATTTCTCCTTCATTAACTTGATTGCTTCTTTTCTTACTTCTACAATTTCTTCAAAAGTTTTCCCATTCATAGGGCAAGAAACGAATAACTTTTTCATGTTTGTACCTCCATCACATCTTGCCATATTTACGCGTCAAACCAAGCTTCTTAGCACGCATAAAGGCATTTCGTCTCGTATTATTAACAGGAAAAGCAAAGGTCAGACACAATGCGTCCGCCAAGTCGGGTGAATAGCCTGTCTTATCCTTGATGCTCTCCTTCGATTCAAGCTTGATACGGTTTAAGCCGTCAAAACTGTACTCCGGCATCGAAAGCTCCTGCCTCAGCTCCGGCATGTACGGCAAATCGCCGCCCTGTTCGAGCCATTGTCGGCAGCTATCCCACATCTCTGCACGCTTATTGACGTAGCGAGTGTCTAGGATAGCCTTGCCGCCAAACGGAACCTCAATGACCTGCTTATAGCCTAATTGCCGCAGGCGGTCAATAACACCTTCGCCACGGCCTGCATCAATGAACACAACGTCTGGCATCCAGTCGTCAATCTCTTGCGCTAACATACCGGCAAAAGTCATGTTGTCGACCTCTTTTCTTGTCTTTGGCTCCCAGACCTTTAGTCCCTGTCTGCGTATCATTACACTGCGGTCATCACCGAAACGCGCAACGTCCACGCCCAGAATCTTCGGCAAGTCTTTATACTCAGCCTCAGACAGCTCCCTGCTCATTGCCTCGTTGATGGAATCGAGAGAAATAAGCTTGTTGGAAGCATTTGCAGCAAAGTCGCAGTAAAGCTCTTGTCGAATCTCGGCAGGAGTCATCTCACGCTTCATCTCTTCCAGCTCTTCCGCCGGAATGATACCAGTCTGGTCAACATCATACAAGCATGTGAACCAAGAATTATTCTTCTTCGCCTTCAAGTAAATGTCGTAGAACTGGTTCTGGCCTTTAGGAGTACCAATAAAAACAGCCCAGCCACGACGGTCTGACAAGGCAGGTCTGATAACCTCACCCCACAGCTCCTTACGTATCTGGGCATATTCATCTATTACTACACCGTCCCAGTACGTACCACGAAGGCCGTCTGGACGGTCAGCACCGATAATGTAAATTCTTGCGCCACGCACATTCGGGTGAAAGCTCGGCAGCTCTACATAAAGCTCACTCTCGTTAATCTTGCGTCCCGGTATCGCCGCAGTATATCGCTTGAGATAATCCCACGCAATCATCTTGGCCTGCTTCAAGAACGGAGCAAGATAAGCATAGTTAGGAGCTTCGTATTTCGTCATGGTGACAGCTTTCTTGATGATGTGATTAATGCTGCCAACCGACTTGCCAAAACGTCTGTGAGCAACGATTACAGAGAACCTGTACTGTTCTAGAGCTGGATGCAGTATATCTCTCCAGAATGGTCTTGGCACATAGTCTATCTCGATTACATTACTCGCTATTGCCATTGTCATCCTCCTCTACGAAGGAGAAACCAGCAGGCATCTCAATCTTATAACCGCTAGGCTGCGCAGCAGGCTCTTCCACGACCTCAGCAGGCTTCTCAGCAAGCTCTTTTGGCAGCTCGCTCTCCGTTGCGCTCGTGTTGATGGTATCACCCTTCCACGCAAACGCAATCGGCATACCGTTGTCGGCCGTGAGCTGCTTTGTGGTCTTTTCCTCCCAACCAGCATTGTTCTTCAAAGACAAAGCAATACCGGCAGGAGCTTTAGAATAAACCAGCTTGCCCTCAAGATAATCCTCAAGTCTTAAGCATCCGTCTGCTACGACAGCGCCGAAAGCTTCATCACGCTTATCAGCATACTCCAGCATCTGTCTACGCGTTTGGAAACCCAGATACCTTGCAAGACCGCTATATGTCGGCACCTTGAACTCCTTGATTTTCTCATTCCCGTCTCGGTCATAAGTGATTCTCAAGCAGTAATCAAAATACTCATCAATCTTTCGTTTCATGCTGTCCGGAGTGGGATATAACGCCGTTACATGCCCTCCAGCACAAAAAATATCACTCATAGGCTTCCTCCTCCCTCCGTGTATAAATTAAAAGCCCTACGCCTAGCATACGGAGGTTGATATGCTAACCCTGACGGCATAGAGCTTTTAAAGCAATAAAAAAGCAGATAGCAATTATTTATCGCTATCTGCCCAATGTTTGTCTTGCAGAAATTCTGTACCGTTATCTTTGATGACTTGGTATAGTCCACGGCCTAATGTTCTTACAACACGTTCTTCGACTTCATTGCTCATCCCTAACTGCCCAACAGGGTCAAAGCCATGGATGATTCCATGCAGAATTTCATGAATGACAGTTTCTGTCTGTTTCTGTGGAGTATTGCCACTCTGCAATCGTATCACAGCGTCATTATGCTCTATACAACCATAGCAGGCTTGACCTTCTAGCAGAACAACGTCCTCTATACGAACATCGTAGTCGACTCCCAAAATGCGTATTTTATTCATGTCTTCACCTCGAAACTAAAAAAGCACTGCAATTTCTTACAGTGCAAAATAAGCTTGTGTATGACCACCTCTAAGTCTAGGTACTTAAAAATTAGGGGTACCCGGTATAGGGGGGGTATGTTTTATAGGGTAAATAGTTAGTGTGGTGTGTAGTATTGTTAATGCACTAGCACCTTGATATATATATCTAAGCTTTATTTTTAAGCTGACTAGATATAGGGTGTTGGATAAAGGCGACTCTAGGCTAGGTACTTACACCAGGCAGGGTGGGGTATGGGTATACCCCTAAAATATAGGGTAAAATCTACGTCCGATAATACATCTTATGTTAAATTATGCCCTATTACCCTTGTTTTAGAGGGTATAACACCCTCTAAAGCTATAAGAATATACCATTATAGCTATGATTGATATACCTATTAGCCTTTACTCAATCAACATTACCATAATCTACATTACTCATATCGTTGCTTACATAATAATGATGTAAGCAACTTCTAACCATTACCATTTATAATGATACGGTTCTTTAAAGCCCTGCTTATCACTGTTACCATTATACCACGACTTTGCCGTTGCTTATCGTGCGGATAAGCAAAAATTTTTCGTTTTTTGAGTACCTGCGAAAAAATACAAATGTCGGAATATTCTGTATAATATAGACAAAGAAACGCCCCGAATCCTAGAAAGGGCAAAGTTCCCCAGCTCCTCGAATCCTAGAAAAGGAGTTCCGAACCTTGATAACTTCATAGCAGGGCGAATTGAGTGCCCGAAAACTCAATCAGCTTTTTAGCAAAAATAATTTGTTATGAGCCGACCGCCATCCGCACGCTCTAGCCAGCCGCTGCGAAAGACCGCACGAGTACTAGGAACGGGACGAAAGCGAAGTACCTGCCGTAATGACGGCACGACGGACAGTATTTCGGATAATGGTGTAACATACCATTTCCGTCTAGCAGGGAAAAGTAAGTAATTGAAATTATCAGTGAGAAGGGACAGGTATCGGAAATCAATAAATGTTTTTGCCGTGATAAAAGCTGACATGCAAATACATTTTCCACCACCTTTTGGAATGGGTGGGGAACAAAACGCTTGCCTACTGGCTTGTTTACGCAAGTTTATAGGCTGGCAGGCAGGCGTGGTATTCCCTCCACCTTTAAACGCCCGACTTCATTTTTTGAAGTAGGTGATTTTATGAAAAGATGGACAAAAGCTGACGAATACAAGTGGCGCTGCGAGCAGGCAGATTTGAGAAAAGGCGAAACTAAACGCCTGGACTCTAAAAAAGGCTATTACCGTGCCGAAAAGGGAAAAGCGGTAAAGCCCAAAGAGGAAAGCAAATGCGTTGTACTTATCCGCAAGTACTATCGTTCCTCCATAACTACAGAATTTTCGCCTAGCGAAAAGACTGGCACGCTAACAGATAGAGAGTTCTTTAAAGCTCTCTACGCATAACAATTTGTCGGGCGTTTAAAGGTGGATATACCCCAATGTTAAGAAAAGGCAGGTAGCAAAATGGTAAAGAAAAGGTTGAAATTGAAAAACGGGCTTGTGTTAGAAACTCGCCTCAACAACGGCGGCGTGACACGTGCTTACTTTCTCAATGGTAAGCAACTTTGCAAGTTTGAGCAAATCAGTGTAGTGAAGCTGGCTGAAAAACTTCGCCTACCGCTTGAAAAGTTTGCGATTCACGTCGGGTTCGATTTGTCAAACCCGTACACGCTGGCCAAGCTCGGACTGAATTGAGCGCCTACGCAAGACGCCACCCGTTGACGTCTTGCCATGGTAGCTTAACAAAGTTGCCTAAAATTTTCAAAAAAGGTGGTACATGATTATGGGAATTAAAAGCAAGCGTTACCGTGACGCAAAAATACAGGCGTTATGGGAACGCAACGTGAAGCAAGATGAAGATTGCATGGAAATCTTAACCATGCTTGCGCTTCTTGCCGTTCTCTTCATGGCGACGTTTTGACGCTATGGCAAGCGTCCGACACAGTTCGGGCGTTTGTAGAGTGTGTCAAAAGACTACTCTACCGCTGCAAATGGTAGTATACGGCGGTATTACCCAACTATCAACCGACTAATCAAAAGGTGGAATTGTACTATGGATATGGAAAATGCTAAAGATGTTGAACGCGAATGCGCTGAAAAGATGGTAAACACAGTATTTTGTGAAGTTTGCGGTAGTCTTATCCCCGTGAGCGAAGCTGTTGAAACATGCGACCATTACCACGTATGTCAAGATTGCGTTGAACGTGAATACGTTGAATGCAATTGCTGCGGTGAGCTGATTCCCCGTGACGACGCAAAAGAAGGCACTGATGGTGAAATCTATTGCGAGAGCTGCTTCGACGACGACTTCTTCGTTTGCCCTCATTGTGGCAAAGTTGAATATATCGACGACGCCGTTGCAGTATACGACGACGCTGACATGTATATAGCTGACTTTGCACTGTGGTGCAAGGAGTGCGCCACAGAAGACGCACACCGTTGCGACGACTGCGAGCGCTATTTCCGCTACAGACAAGACGTAAACGAGGATGACGCAGGGCATTGCCTCTGCGATACATGCTTCGATGAAGGGCATTACCGCCGCTGTGAAAACTGTAATGAAATCCTCTCAGAGGATGACCAATACTACAGCGATATTGACGACTGCTGCTATTGCGAGCACTGCTTGCCTGGAGATGGCGGTGATGTCATTCATAACTATCATAGCAACATCCGCCCGCTGAACTGGCATGGTGGCAATGGTGGTTCTTTGAACGAGCGTCGTAACCAACTCTTTATGGGTTGGGAACTGGAAATTGACCGTGACGACTGGAGCAAGCAACCGGCATGCGACGCAGAAAGCATCGTGGCCGCCGCAGGTTACGACGTGGACGAATCCATCGTCTGCGAACAGGACGGTAGTTTGAACTACGGTTTCGAGCTTATCAGCTCTACCGCAACACTTGACTATCATCTGAACCATTACGGTATCGACGATTTGATGAAAGAGGCCGTTGAGCTGGGTTACACCAGCCACGACGCAGGAACTTGCGGCTTGCATGTACATGTTGACCGCACGTATTTCCTTGACGCTTTCGAGAACCCCGAAAACAATGCCTGCATTATCCTTGTGAACAATGCAGGCTGGCTTAAAAAATTCAGCCGCCGTACCGATTACGAGTATTGCGAATTCCCGCAGGGCATTGAACCATTCCATCCGGAAGAGTTCAAACCTAATGTCCCGGACGTACTGGACAAAATCCCTGAGCGCGACGCTATGGAAGTGTTAGAGGATATGCGGCATAAATACCGCAATCACTACCACGCGCTGAACTTCAGAGGTGGCTCTACTATCGAATTCCGCTTCAATCGTGGTACGTTAAGCCCCGAAACTTTCAAGGCAACATTGCAACTTATCCAAATGTATGCTGATGCTATCAAGCACAGCCGTTTGGACACAGCTTGCAAGATTAGCTTGAAATGGTTCCGTCGCGTAGCGAAACAACGCGGTTATACCGAGTTTCTCAGTTATCTGAAGCGTCACAACATCCAGTAATTTAAGCGCAAACGCAGGGCATCACTTCGGTGGTGTCTTGCAGGGGTAGCTTAAAACTCCCAAATATTTCAAAAAAGGTGGTAATGTATATGTGTATTATTGCGTACGCTAAACAAGGAATCGAAATCGAGGAGCATGTTATTCGCACAATGTTCGAGGGCAACCCCGACGGTGCGGGCATCATGTGGAAGCCGTTTGGCAGCACAAACGTCGAAATTCGTAAGGGTTTCATGGATGTGGAAAGCTTACTGAAAGCCTGGAGAAAAATTCCCGTTGAATGTGAGAAGGCAATACACTGCCGTATCGCGACTTCTGGCAAAATCTCAAAAGGCTGCTGCCATCCATTCCCCGTCCGTCCTAAAACAGACATGATGAAGAAGGCCGTTGATAAGTGCTACATGGCATTGATGCATAACGGTGTTATTCGTCAGTGCACGCCTAAAAATGGCATGAAGGCTATTTGCAGCGACACTATGGTGTTTGCGGCAAAATACCTCTATCCGTTGCAAAAGCAGATTGACAAAGAGTGCGTACAAGACTTGTTAGAGACTTTCGCCGCGTCTCGTCTGCTGATTATGCGCGCAAATGCTCCGACAATTATGTTAGGCGATTGGGTAGAAGACAAAGGAGTCTACTACTCCAACACGTCCTACAAAGATTGGGGTTACGGCTATTACCGCTGGCCTAAAAGCTGTCGCACGAGTCCTTCTGTAAGCTGGATTGCACTTGATATAGGCGATGACGAACCCCAAAAAGCCGCTGCCAGCGTTAAAGAGGCATTAGAGTGCAACAATATCCTTTTCGATATGGTAGACGACGGCGTAAGTGGTGAAGTGAGCTTTGAAGCCTACGATTTTCCTTATAGCACAACGAAGGTAGCAGGCTATAACATCATCGACCGCATCGACGACGAGCAAGACGGTTACGACGACTTCGGGTATGAAGGATACGATGAAGGCGGCTATCTGCCTGTACGCTACCAAAAAGTTTAAGCGCAAACGCAGGGCATCACTTCGGTGGTGTCTTGCAGGGGTAGCTTAAAACTCCCAAATATTTCAAAAAAGGTGGAATGTATATGTCAAAAGAATGGTTAAAAGAATTCAGTGTATTGGTGAAAGCGCCGGGGCGCTATCATGGCACCAGGTGCGTTGTTAAAAGGCAAAAAGCTCCGACGCTTGAAAAAGCACAAGAGCTTGTAGCGAACTACGGTGCATATCACCGTAAAAAGCGCGGCTTTGTCAGTGAGGAAGCCTTTTCGGTAATCAAGAACCCTGTAAAGTTTCGTGTAACCTATACATTCAGTTGGCCAGATGTCAACGCCACCCGAGAGAAAAGGCATGCTCTCACTGCTGTTCTTGAAGCAGCGAAATCACTTGTCGTTGTTGACCAGTACTACGCTGGCACTGACGTTTGCGACACCGATATATGTATATATCGCATCAATATCACCGGCGACGCTTGCATGAGGAGTTTTATCGAAAATCAAATACGCTTTTCCCAAAAAGAGAACGCTATCATCGACTACTGTATACAAGTAGAGCCGTATCTGGGTGACGATATTTGTAACCATTACATGATATTCAAAACTTTCAACGACAAGTTCTTCGTTGGTTAAGTGCAAACCCAGCGTCCTACGCAGAGCTTAGGGCGTTGGAGGGGTAGCTTAACAACTCCCGAAAATATTTTTAAAAGGTGGTAATGTATTATGGATTTTAAACTAGTTAATTTGTGTGACCACGACGTAGTGATTAGAGACTGCAACAACAAATTTCACACGCTGCCAGCCTGCGAAGGTGAGCCAGCGCGAGTAAAAACCGACTATGCTCCAGTGTTTTATCTTGGGACAGTCGGTGTGAACCGCAAGGTGGGCAGTATAACCACATCCTTACCGCCAACCACGGAAGGCGTAATGTACGTAGTGAGCCGCATGGTAGCAGAAGCCAATAGGCATCGCAGAGACCTGCTGTTTCCAGGCGCCCAGTTCTACTCAGATGAAGGCGTTCGTTTCTGTGCAGGTTTAGAGATTCTGTAAGTACGGAGGAGTAAATTATGCGTTCTCAAATAATCGAGCATCATTTTAGGCAAGTCATGAGCGAGTGTTATAACCCTTGCAAGCCATCAGAGCCGATTTTAGAGCGAGAAGGCAGATACGTCAACCTCGCACGGCTTGATAACGGCAAAGGTTATCGGCTATATCACGGAATTGTCGAAAAGAATATTTACGACTACGTTGACTATGCTGACGAAGCAGAAGCTCGCAACGACATGGACATGCTCATAAAAGCGTATCTGCAAAACAATTAGTTCAGTCTATTTGCAGGGCATCGGCAACTTGTCGGTGTCTTGCAGGAGTGATTGAACACTCAAACTTAATTTTTTTGAAAGGTGGTAATTGTATTGGGTAACAGAGCTGTGATTTTAAACAAAAAGGATATGCTCGCAGACGGGAGAATCAACCCGAATCAAATTGGAGTGTACCTCCATTGGAACGGAGGCAGAACTTGCATTGAGGCTTTCTTGAAGTATTGCGAGTTGAAGCAGTACCGTACCCCGGATACCGACTGCTATGGATGGGCAAGGCTTTGCCAAGTTATCGGCAACTTCTTCGGCGGCGGCTTGAGTCTCGGCATCGACTGCGCAATGAATCTCGATTGCGCAAACTACGACAACGGCACTTATGTTATCGAAAATTGGGAAATTGTTGGCCGTTTGCATTTGGAGCATAGTGAATGCTACGCTGATTATAGCGTCAATGATATGCTCAAGGAAATCGACAAAAGAATGCCCGAAAGCGAGCGTCTAGGCGAAGGGTTTTTTGACGCAGAAGAAGTTGCTGCCGAAGAGCTGCAAGTTGGCGACACAGTTTTCGTGTTTGACACTGACAGCCATTGTTATAGTCCTCGCGTCGTGAATATTACTCCCGACAAGGTTTACTTTGATGGCGCCATGTCTGGCAGTATAGACCTCAAGCGAGGCCTCATGCCACAAATGGTTCGTCGCCTGCCAAAGAGCTAATTTAATCTATTCACAGCCTGCGAGCTTCGGCTCGTCGGTTGTGGCAGTGATTAAATAAAACAATCATTGATATTATATATGAAAGGTGGTAAATGATTATGAAAAACAAGAACAACAAGCGCTTCGGTCAGCTCATGAAGCTCATGCGCATGGTTAACCACGGAATTTTCGTCTACCCTACTGAACCCCAACAAGCACTCTACAACAGGCTGCACAAGATTTTATTGTTCGGCGTATACGGTATTACTGACCGCAAAATGGCAAAGGAGCGTGGATAATGCCAATTTAGGCAAGGTTAATGTTTATGTATGTCAATAACGAAAGCCCCGTGATTAATTTCACGGGGCTTTTTGCGTTTCCGAGTATTATTTTTTCATTTTTTATGATTTTTTAGTTGACATTTTGATATTGATATGGTATTATTTTATCAGTTAAATGGTACATATTAGTACTCAGTAAAAAGGAGGAATTTTATATGAACAACACAGAAAAAAACACTCGATTAGGCGGTTTCAGAGAAGGTGCTGGACGCAAGAAGGAACTACCAAACGGTGCAAAGGTTACATCTTTTAAACTCACTGACGCTGAGCGTATCGCAGTAAAGAAGTTCATTGCCGAACTCCGTGGTGGCAACAACTCCAAAATGAAAGAAGCAGAAAAAGAGAAAAGTGCTTTTGAAATTATGCAGAGAGCAACCGAACCTTTAGCCATTGAACTGCGCAGAATCATCGACCTGTACGGCGGTCGTGGCAAAGGCTTTCGTAAAGCAGAAGAGATTGCAAAAGTGATTGCTGTCGCCGCACCGAAAGACGCTATCCAATCATGGGAGAACGACAATCCACGTCAATACGACAAAAACGGTAAAGAGATTCGCTGATACAAAAAGCCACCCTTTCGGGTGGCTTTTTTCACTCTCAATCTCAACAAAACAACGAACAGAAAACAAGGCAGGATGAATGTGCAAAAACATTTAAAGGTGGTAAATGTATTATGAAGTTCAATGCCTGCCTTGCCTGTTTATTATAGCACAGTTAGACCAGCTACGCAACAGCAAAAGCCCTTAGCAAAATATAAATGCTAGGGGCTTTTTTGCTGTCTAAAAAACTTTTATTAAGCCAAGCTGAATCGCGCACTCTCTGGCATATCCAATGCCAATATCACGCAGTCGGTAATATTTATCCTCGCTAATGGCAAGCTCGGTCTGCGTCCGGCGCATCGGTTCGTTCTCAAAGAACCTGCGGCGTAGTACCTCACTCACCAGCTCGTCCTCGTCATCAGAGAAGAAGAATAGCGTCTGCTCTACAACAGCCAGCCACTTCTCGGGCTGTGCTATGACTTCTTCATCGAGCCTCTCAGCGTTAATAATTACCTTTGCTAGTGGTTGGTAGTGCTTCATTGCAATCGTCGCCGTTGGGTCGGATATGAAGGCGTGAGTGCTACTTCCGCCGCCGGTCTTGCCACCGCTCTGGTAATAACCCTGCTCCTCGCGACAGGTCTCCACCTCGCGTTTAATGCGGTCGTAGTAGTAAAACATTTTTTCCACCAAGCCAAAGCCTCTCTGCGGCTTGCGAGTCGCACGCCATTTCCTTCGTGCACTCTGATTCAGAATCTCTGATGATACAGGAAAGTCGACAACAACGCTGTCGGTCTTCGCTTTTTTCTCTTCGCTATCAAGCATTTCTAAGGTCATGGTTAAGCTCCTTCCAGTTGCTCGGCTTCCCGATAAGAACTTCCACCCCTTCTTCTCCCTTTGTTGCTTTAGTTATATACTTTCTGAGCACTGTTGTGCCTATAACTTGTGCTTTTCTTTTCCAGAGCACGCCTGTCAGCGCGTCCATGAAAAGCTTCAAAATGCGTTCGACGCTCGGTTCGCGTAGCGGCAGGATTTCGCCGTGGCGAATCTGCTCCCAGCGATAGCTTCTCGGTTTAAGCTTGCCCAGCCCGACACGTATGACGAGAACCACATAGTACGCCGCGTCCTCGTCGTATTCCCAGCCGTATTCCAGCATCGCCATTTTGGTGGCGAATGCAGCGCGAGCTTTCCAGCCGTCTTTGGCTACAATATCATGCTCGCCCTCTGCTAATTGGCCACGGCTTTTAGAAGCGCCTCGCGTGAGCGCTCTGCCCGGAATAGTATATTCCATGCGCGGGCTTACAATGCGCTTGCTAAAGTTTGGCATATCACTTCACCGCCTTAAAATGGAATTTCTTCGGGGTCGATTTCGTACCCGAACGACGACATACTTTTGCCGCCGTTGCCACCGCTTGCCTGCTGAGTAAAGCCGCCTTGAGCGGCATTGTTACCACCGGCAGAGCCGCCATTTCTGCTGTCGACAAACTCGAAGCGGTCAAGTAGTACGTCTGTGGTATATTTCTTAGTGCCGTCTTTGGCAGTATAGCTGCCGGTGTTGATACGTCCTTCCAGCAGAATCTTGCTGCCTTTGGCGAGATAATTGCCAATGGTTTCAGCGGTCTTGCCCCACGCTACGCAAGGAATAAAATCGGCCTCTTTGGGCTGGTCTTTACGGAACGGTCTGTCAATAGCAACGGTAAACTTGCAGTACACCTTGCCATTCTGAGTGTAATTTACCTCCGGTTCTCTAGTTAAACGACCTAAACCTACAAAATGATTCATGTTTATATTCCCCTTTCGTTATCATGAAAAATTATAAAGCAGTAGTTATGTGTACATCCTTCTCGTTGACACCATTCTCCTTGGCAGTCTTAGCCATTTCGATACGGTATTCCTGCGGAGTTAAGAAGTACAGTTCGTTGTCCAAACGGAACTCACACTCCCCCTCTTTAGGAGCTGTGCGGATAGGCTCGACTTCAATGCGATGAAAAACCTTCCGCCACTTGCAGTCCTTGACATACTTGCCTTGCTCACAACATGTACAAGCTTTAAGTGCAAGGTCTAAGAGGTCGTACAAGTCCTCGGTTTCAACGGTAATGTTAGGCTCTCCATCTCTAGCTCTAACTGGCACGCTAGTGCAGAGCTTCAAATCCGTTTGCTTTCTGCGGCGCTTGAGGCTCTCAAGTTGTTTGCGGTCAAGATAGGCAATACGCTCCTCGATGATGTTCTGACAGTATGTCGCAACACACTTGAGCTTTCTGTGCCACGCCTTGTCCTTGGTGCTTTCAGCGGCTTTGTCAGCTTCTCCGGCGAGGATTCCTATTTTTAACCAGCTAAGGTATTCTTCCTTGCTCATGTATTTCTCCTTATTCAAGTCTGCCCCTTCTTTCTTTTGTTTTAACTCAGTTTTTGCTTTCTTCGGTATCTTCATCGTCATCTTCTATGACAAAGAACGTGTCAATCACGACATAGAAAATACCAAACGTCAAGCAACTTCCAAGGCCAGCACCCATGGCAAAAACCACCAACAACTCCCAATCCATTAACGCTCCACCTCCATTTGTTGTCTATGCTTATGAATCATGAACAATTCAATTATGGAATATACGGCTATGTCTTTGAGCGATTCCTCGACCTTAGAAGCGTTAATATCATTACCCATCACATGCGCAACATGCTTCCGCTCGTAGGCTTTAGCTTCTTCATACATGAGCTTGTATCTATCTTCATTACTCAGAAATGAACATTTGTGCATAGCTGCGCCAAGTTCAAAATTTTGCAGAGGCTCGCAGCCGCTTTCACTTCCATATTGCATGTTCTTTTTCACAAACAGCTCTTTCAATTCATCGAAGGTGCTGCAAACGAATTTGATAAATTCTTCTCTCGGCAGCCCATCATGTATAGGGTTGCAAACATCGTTTATAGGTTTACAGACTTCATCTAAACAAACACCTTGCTTATTCATCTCTTCATCAATCCTTTCTGCGCCTGTTTCTGTTTCAGCAGCGCCAACACATTTTCTTTGCCTTTGCACGGGCGGTAGATATTGCCGCCCTGCATCTTGGTTTCATGAAAAATCTTTCTAGCCATTACTTATCCTCCTTCACTTTTGGTATCTTCTCGATGACCTTATCAATCACAGTCTCAATGGTCTCGCCCGTAATCTGCAGATTGTGCGGAGTAACATACTGGGCCGCCACCATTCGATAGACAGTGGTTTCGCTAGGAATAGCCACCCACAAGCAAACCATAACTACCGCTAAAGCACCCAGTTGCCGCACCTTTGCGGTTACACATTCAAGGTTATCTGTGGCTTTTTTAAGCTCCTCCACACCTTTACTGTGTTTATTGGCGAGTCCCTGTACTTGCAATTCGTACCCCTCATGCTCTTCATGCGGGGCTGGATAAAATTCAAGTAAACGCTTATACTTCTGAAGCTGATAACCAAGTTCTTCTACTGAAACCCGCCGAGCCGAAACCTCGGCTTTAGCTTCGTTAATGGCTACTGAGCATGTCACTACAATTATCGCAGCAGCTATCAGAAGTACAAACGACATTTTAGCTAAATATGCTAAATAAAAAATCCATGGGCTAATAATTGGTTCGTTCATTTTTTCCACTCCTTCCATTCTTTATGTAGAGCCGTAACAACGCTCACCCATGTCCAAACCGCTAACGGCAATATGAATAAAGTCAATAGCCATTCAATTAAATTATTAGGCATTCTTTTCCGCCTCCTTTCTGATTCGGATGCGAGTATTAGCCGTAGCCTTTATCTCGCCTAAGTTTAAATAATAGCCAGTGACAACAACCTCAGTTCGCGGTTGCTCACTGTATGCCTTGCAGATGTGCAAATCGTAAACCTGCTTATCATCTGGATAAACCACGCTATTCATAGCATCCAGATACAGCTTCGATATATTATCAGTATCGGGCTTTGTCAGCGGCACAATGTCGCCGTGTAATCCGGCTTCGTTAAACCATCTTTGCGCACTTTTTGGTGCTTTCCGATAACTGATAATCTCGACCTTGATAGGCATGTCGGACGACGGGAACGTCCATCCCTGCTTCTCCATAGCCTGTTGCGCCGCGAGTCGGACAACAGCTTTTTCGTTGCGACTCTCTTTTGTGTCGTAGGCTTTTACATGGCCGCCGATGGTCGTAAACCTCGGTCGCCCTTGACCTACTGGGTCGCCTAAAACCGTGAATTTCAATATCTTCTTCCCGCAGCTCATTGGCTCCTTAAAGTTCACTGCTTTCGCCCTCCTTCAACTTTTTACGTTGTTCTTTAACTGCATTTAGGAAGTCTCTCTGGAACTCGCAGTCGCCATCAAATTTGACCGCGCCATGCTCTTCCTTGTGCATCTCCATTAACTCAAAGTTCCATTCAAGATCGCGCTCCATTTGACTTAACATCCAGCCAGGCATTTTAGGGAGATTCTTAAGCAACTCACTTTGAATTGCTAACAATGCCTGTGTTGGAATTCTGTGTACGGCATAGCGAAAGGCAAATAGGAATAGAGTTAGTTCAGCATCGTTCATTGTTCTTTGGTCTCCTCCTTTGCTCTCATTCGTTCAATAACTGTGCTTGTTATCTCGATAGCTTCGCTGGCAGCCATTCCGGCACCGCATTTACTATGCACGTATTCAACGGCCTGCCACATCACAGTAGTGACAAATTTTTTAATCGTCGGATACTCTCCGTTCACTCTGCTGCCGCAATGTTTGTCGCCTTTATCGTAAGCGAGTATATATTGCGCACCGCTTTCTTCCAGCAGCTTCTTAGCTTCTTCTACCTTGTTGTAATTAATCATGTTCTTCATCCTTTCTTACGCCACGCTTATTTTCGATGTTTACAATTTCAATTTTGACCAGATAATCGCTGATGTCGTCCCTGTCAATGTACCAAATCTTGCTGTTATTGAAATAAACTTCAAGCTCGTCCAGGTCGCCATCGTATTTCAGGTATTTGATACCCTCCAATTCAATGTCGATAAATTCGCCGAATCCGTCGTCGTCGAGGTCGCCCACCCAGTCAGAGTCGTCAACGCAGGTGCTCAAGAGGTCTGCGCCAGCGCATTCGCTTTCAATCGGTGTGCGAACAATAACCTTGCCATTATCAAACATATAAGTGCTTTCAACGATATGCGTTAGGCCAAAGGCCTTTTCCGGGTCATAAGATTTCAACATGATTATTCCTCCTTTTATAAAAAGCGGCGGCGTGGGAATTCTCAGCAACGCTTACTGCCATTCGGCAACCCAGCCGCCGCACCCATGGGCTAGTTAGCGTTATTGATTGCTGTTACCAATTCGTCCATAGCTCTTTGAGCGTCCTCTAAGGTATCGCACGACAGGAATACAATCGAAGAATCGTCGCTGTCCATATTAATCCAAACGGTATGTTCAGACTCTCCGGAAATAATCCTCAAAGATTCGACTTTTTCTGAGTTAATGTATTTGCGGTCATTAATTTTAATCAGCATTCTTTTCACCTCCTTAATTTAAATCAATATAGCACCAGCGAATAACAGATATTTCGCCGCATATTTCCTCGTCGTTCATGTTACGAATGACGTTGCCTGTTCTAAATCCAATCAAAGTTTCTTTCCGCTTGTTATTTATTTTGAGCAAAAAGATGCAGTCTTCAAACTCTAGCGGCATAACATGGCCATAATGCCATTTGCCGCATTTAGGTTTGTTTTTCATTTTCTCACCTCCTAAACTTTTTCAAGGGAATTTTAGAAGGGAAAAGTGCAACATGTTGCAAAAATCTCTTTTATAATCCCCATCTGCCACCGCCAATCATCCGTATAGTACTGCCTGCGAGGCTTTGTTACCTTGATTGGGTCGGTCACTAAATAGACGCGGTTGCTACGCCTACAGCTAATAACTGTTGTTTTCGTCCTTCCTTCTGTTTTCATCGCTCTCTTACCCACTTTTTGGCAAAAAGTCGCAGATAATGAATATACCCGTTATCGGTCAGCGGTTTAACTTCTTTACGCACTTTAGGCTTTAATATTGTTGTGATTGAAAGACCATCTACAATTAAGCCTGCACCTTTTTTCTTGCACGTAGTCTTAATTTCATCCTCATGTTTGCTGTAAAGCTCTTGCGGGACGAAATAGTAAAAGCCTCTAACATCGGGGTGGTCATGGTATTTTTCTTTCTTTTGGTCTGCTCTAAAATCTGAAATGCTGATTTTAATCTCGACTTCGTAAAGATAATAACCATTAGTGATGTACAAAAAGTCTGCTTCATAGCACCCCGAGTATCGGTCTTGCCGTTCTCCGCCGTCCCACACCTTCCAGTACTGGTCCATTATGATATTCGGACCGCAATCTAAGCCGCGCTCAATGCCGTATAAGCGCCCTAAACGTGAGCTAAGACTATCTTCTGTATGTTTGTCGCTATAATTCATTTAAAGCCTCCTATAGCGTATACTCCGCGCCCATTTCCTTTGCTACAACAGGCAGTGCAGCTTCTGCTTCTTCACGAGTGCGATATACCCAGCCACATCTGTATTGTGCTTCCTCCGCAATAGTTCCCCTCCATATGTCGTATCTGCATATCTGCAACTTTCCGTTAAATTCAAAGACCCCAAAATACCTATCACCAAATTTCGGCTTCCACGGCAGTTTGATGATTTCATCCTTGCCATTCACCAAGGCAGCAAAGGCTGCGTCAGAAGATATTTCGACAATTCCAATACCACCATCATAGGTTAATTTCAATCCGTCGTCAGTGAAAATATAGGTCGTTTCATCATCACCTTTGACCTTAAATTCTTCCCCAATCTCCACGCCCAGCATCTTTGCGATTTCCGGGATAAGATTTTTAGCCATTGTTATACCTCTTTCCTTTATTAACAATTATTTTAACTTCGTAAAACAGTTTTGTAGCCAACGGATATTTTTTGTTTGAACGCATCCTTAATGTAACACCCACATAGCCAGTATGTTTGCCTGTAAGCTTACTGTAGATTTTGTTAGAAATCCTTATAGGCGCTCTGCGTGAAGGACACCATCTAGCGTGATATTTACGGCAAGCTCTTCGCATTGCCGCAGCTAACTTTACCCCTGCTGTTTTAGCCATTTTGTCACTCCTTAGCAATGATACACTTTTTCTAATCCCTTATCAGTAACAACCGTAATGCTAATAGGGAACCCCGACTCGTCAACCGTCATCGGCTTAAATCTCATGCCTTTAATAGCCAAATTCGTTTTATGATTTTGTTCACATTGTTTACATGCAAATTTTTCAGCATAGTCTGTGTGACAAATTTCACATGTGTAAAGTTTTTTCTCTTTCATTGTTCTTTTACTACCTCCACGCCCAATATATCGGCTTTATTCAACTTCCTCTACTTCAGTATATTCAATATCGCTATCGGGATAAATGCTTGCTTTTGCTTCGTCCGTATCACTTACACCTACGAGTTTGTCTGTTCCTCCATTTCCACAATAATTGTCAATGCCAATATTGTCATAAGCCTTTTCAATGGCTTCTTTTTCGTTTTCCGCTTCTAATTCTACTTCCACAAACGCTGTTACTTTACCATAAACAATATATTTTTTCATCAGTTATCACTCCTTAATCTTCTTTGTCCACAATCTACCGAGTTCTTTGGCAGTCTTTGTCGTTAACCGAACTTTTGTGTAAGTCGGCTCATGCGGTTCGCAGTTAGGGCAATAACGCACAAGCTCAACGTGTTCGCTACCGTGACACTCACAAGAGAAGCCATAACGGTAATACTTTCTGCTTAAACTTTTAGACTCTTTGTGGCAAATATCACAAATACCACTTTCGCAAGCTGTCACTTATTATCCCCCCTTTTTATTTCCGAATAACCACCGCCGTGGTGTTACTGCCTAATTTAGCGATTGCTAAATTGCTTTCTACAACCAACTCGTTGAAAAGCTCATTCCATGTATCTACGTGTAATGTCATATCTTCTGCGTTTCGGGCTTTCGCCCATTCGTAAAGCTCTTTGATTGTCATTATTTCCACTCCTTTATCTTGCGTCCGCACCAAGGGCAGTACCTCTGGCCAATATATTTAATTCCGCAACTGCACTTTTCACACCGATAAATCGGTGAAATTCCTTCGTAGAACCCTGTGTACATCATATTTGTACGGTCAAGCTCACTCTTGATAGCACGGATATGAGCTGTGTAATAATTAATACGTTTTAAAGCGGTTTTTTTAACCACAACGCTCCATGTGGTACTCGCATGAAGCTTTTCTTCGCTTCTTTCATGCTTCAAACGCGAAATTTCTCTACGCAAATATTTTTGTGTTTCCGGCAGGCTATCCCACCAGCTCTGACGCTTTAATGTCATTTGTTTTCCCCCTTTGCTTCCTTACAGGTCAGCCACGCCGCTTCATCAGCGCGCTCTTTCGCCAAGCGCACGGCGCACTCTTTCGCTTGCAGCGCGCCGTCTGCATAAACTGTTATCTTTGCGATAACTTCTACCTCATAAGCTTTCATTCTCTCCAGCCCCTCTACTGACCGTAATGCCCACCCCAGCGCAGTTTTCTGCCACAGACAGCACAATAGTTGTCATATTGTTGTACGAATTGGCAACAGTTGCTGCAATAAAACTCACCTGTTGCGCTTTTCTTTACCTTTGCAACCTTTCCGCGTTCCAGCTCGTGCTTCATGGCGCGGATAGTCGCGTTTTCAGCATTGATTCTTTTCTTGATTTCATCCTTAGCGTAACCGTCAACGTACTTCAAGAGGATTTTCCCTAACTTGATGCTGCTGCGGAACGCGCGTATATTGATACGCAGGTACCTTTCACGGTTCGGGAGTGTTTCTTCCCATTCTTGTCTCTTCTTACTCGTCATTGTTTACCACCCTCCTTAACCACTAAAGCACGTTCTTCGTTTGTTAAGTCAAACATTTTTACTACGCCGTGCCACAATTTATATTTCAGAACTTCACGCCGCATCAGCTGGCGTGCTTGCTTAACGCAGTAGCGGTAATATTTCAACCGCAGGCGTTCACGTCTATTCATTACAGACAGCCTCCGCAGCAGCCCCGAGGGACATTGGCGTTAACTAGTTCTTCCAGCTCAGCAACATCCCCCTTTAACTCATCGGGGAGTTTGCTTGCATTTACAATCCACGGGCCTTCCTCAACCTCTTCTTCCCAATCGGAGCCGAATCCACAGCGCCCACCAGAAATTAATGCTCTTCGGATAGAATATTGCTTGCCATTTTTTTCGACAATTAACTCACCACTGCAAAGGTTTGGCCATTTGCCGTCATAAGATATAAACTTCACTCTCTTCAACCTCCTCTAACCCGCAAACGAACTCCAAAAAAGCATCAGCAGCATAACGCCTGTCAAAAACGGAATCCCAATCATCAGAATAATTATCAAGATTCCAACCATAGTAGCCAGCATGTTGCGAACCAACTCCTTCATTCTCCGTCGCCCTCCTTCCAGAACTTCTCTCCGCTTTCAGCCTTTTCGAGCAACTCTCCGTGCCGTCGAATCGCCTCCTCTTCACTGTAGTAGCGCTCACAGTACAGGTCGTTATAGTCGGTATAGCCTTTTTCATTAACCGCAAAAAGCATCGTCTCGAACGGTGGCAGCAGGCCCGCGACAATCTCCGTGGATGAACCCTTGAACCCCACGGTCGACAAGAAAGACGAATCTTTGGCCGTCTATCTCAAAGCGGCCTTTGAGGCTTAAAAATCTGTCCATCACTCATTTCTCCTGTAATAACAATTGCCAATCACAATGCCCTCTGGAGGCCACCAGAGCCGCTGCCCACAGACTTCGCAGTACCTCGGCAAGTACGGCATATGCGGCATGATTATCTCTCCGCAACTAGGGCAGTAGCGGTTAAAGGAGATATATGCCTCAACATGTGTGCTATTGCACATCCTACAGGTGCTGTAATGTTTATAGGTTCTCGGCGGCGCAGGAATCTGCTTCTCAAAAACCTCAAGTTCGTAGCGTTTTTCACGCAGGTATCCAACGGCCCTTTTTCTCTGCTCGCGTCTGGTTCGTTGGTCAATACCTTCTCTGATTCTGCTTTTTCTCTGCTCGCGTCTGGATAGTGCGTACCTGTCTCTAAACACAATCTTGAGCCAACGCTCACCGACTCTGAGTCTTGCTCTAAGCTCTCGAATTCTGAGCACCATATCTTCATGAAGCTTTGCTTTTTTCTTCTTCATCCTCGTCCTCCTTCTTTCTCTCAGCCTTATAAATATCAACTGCTGTTGTGAGCGGCAGTATAGTCACCGGAAACATGAACCTCAAGGTTTCCACCGCCACCAACCAGCGTTCATGCTGCCTAAAGATTTCTCCCGTGTACTGTCCTTTAATTTTCAGAATGTCGTCGGTGTAAATCATGTCACCATGAACATCTCTAACACCTGTAGCAGTTCTTTCCATGTTTGCCTCCCTGTTTTTCTCTCTATTTCATCCGCTTTTTCAATTTTAATAAATTTTATTAAAATTATTTTTCGCGGTTTTTTTCGTAGTAACCGTTGTCTCTGCCGAGCATCGTCGCTCCGCAGCATCCGCACCTCATAACGTACAGATTCCCACGCTTTTCATGCACCGTGTAAGCGTGTACCAGCTTTTTGATTTCGTTGCCGCACTTGCAGCAGTACGGTCTGTCTTTGGCATCAAACATCACGTTCTCTATTTCCACCTTGCTCACTCCTTGAATTGTATATGCCGCTCAGACGAGCGGAATGTGGGCTAGATTCGTTTTTATATGTACCGCAGGTAACTTTATACCCGTTGCTCCTTAAAATTAAATCTAGCGGCATTTCCGTCGCTAAGAGAGCAAATTGCGCATAATGTCGTTTGCGCTCGTCAGCCTGCTGCTACGGTTCTCGATTTTTTCCTTGGGAACCCCGATGATTCCGGCAGGATTTCTGCCCAGTGCGTAGTCACTCTTGGCTTTGGACTTGCTACGCCTACAAGCGTCCTCGTAAAATCTGCGCATCTGCGCCCTGACCGTCGGCATATCTTCTGCCAGAGAACACTGGAGTGGCAGCCAGCCGAAGCTGTTAACCGCTTGTGCAATCTCCGGCGTACTAAACTGCGGAGTTTTACCCCACGGTGTCGCCTGCATTGCGCGCTCAATCTCACCCCAAGCCTCGTTCCAAGGTTTCATGCGTAGCTCTTCGTTCGTCTCGCCAATAATTTCAGCGGCCGCATCAGCGATTTCTGCAATCGTCGGCAGGAAGCGAGCCTCAGCCACCAGTTTCTTGCAGGTTTTTTCAAGGACAACGGCAGGAATCGCCTCCGTGAACTCCATGTAAATCTTCATGCGCTTCACTTCTCCTGCCTGTCCGAAAGCTCCGAACAGAACAGCTAAGGTCTTTGCTCGTAGCTCTGCGTTATCCATTGCCATCCCCTCCAAACGCCGCCATCATCTCGTTGTATGCACCCTCCACATCGTTTTTCTCTTTGCGATGGCTACTGCTCGGTTTTGATTGTTTCGTCTCGCCCCTAGCGATGCCACGAGCCGCCGCTTGCACGTAATTAAAGTTTCTCACGCCGTTGAGCACCGCAGACTCAATAGCTTGACACACGGGCAACTCTCCGACTTCCTCGACAAGCGCTTGCAACTTCTCAGACAAAATCGCTGTCATTGGGCAGATATTTGAGTTCCAGAGGGCGAAGGGATTTGGAACGCCCGGAGCAGTGGCAGTCTTATCTAACTCTTGCTCTTTCTCTATCTCTATCTCTTCTCTTACTCTTACTCTATCTCTACGTAACGCAGGTGTAACAACATCGTAACCATCGTGTAACAATGTTACGCTTTCGTCTGCTTTTTTACGGTTTCGCATCTCCCGCATACGGCTTGCTGCCGCGGTTTCAGAGCCTATTGCTTCTGCCGCGCGCGGTAGTGTTATATCGCTTTCGTTTTCCTTCGAGCCAATCAGCAACCCGTGCTTTTGCAGAAAGGCTACTGTGACGGCCACGTTCTCTTCGTCTTCGTCAATGTCTAAGGCCAAGTTCTCCACGAACTCGCTTTCCGAACAGTCATATGCGATTCGCCCCTCGCTTTTGAGCGAGAGCAGCATCATCTTGAGATAAATTACGGTATATGTATCGCCACCAGCAATCTTACGCAGCTTTTTAATTTCAATCTGACGAAAGAAATCCTCTTGCAGTTTAAGCCACCAGTATCTTTTGCCCACGCTATCACCCCATTTGGTTCATCAACTTGCTGCTAATTATACTTTCATAGTCCATGCCAACTTCTTGCATGAGTTTTAAACATTCGGCAGCTCTTTTATGGTCACGCATTACATCAATCGCAGCCGATAGAACACAGAAACATTTTTCAGCTTCATCGTCCGTGATTTCGCCATCGGTTTTAGCGTTGACCACAGCAGCGCCAGTAATAGTAATAATTTCACCCCATGTAAGTTTTGGGGTTTCGTTGTAAGTTGTGTCAATAATCATTCGTACCCTCCTAAAACTATAGTCTGAATCTGAGCGGGCTTGCACTGGCAATCCCACTCAGACCAGGGTTACAAAAGGCTTATTTGCCTTCTACGGCAGCCTCAATTTCATCTGCGGTGAACATTGCATCCGCAGGCGTTTCAACCGCTCCTGCGGCTTCCTGCGTGCTCTCGGGGAGCTGTTCTAACGGCGATGCCTCAATAATCGGAGTGTCTTCGTCGTCGAGTGTACCCTGTGCAATCTGCTCTGCCATTTTTAAGGTGTCGGCAGTAGCAGTACGATAGTCGATAGACATAACGCCCCAGCGGCCAATCAGCTCGCGCAGGATAGTTTTGCGTGCCATAGCGTCGAAGTTGCTACTCCAAACCGGGTTCATGTATTTACCTTTGCGGTGCTTCTGTTCGTGTCTTCTGATTTTAGGCACAGACCAGTAAATGTACTTCTCCATGCCGTTCACGGTGCGGAAGAAGCCGCAGTAACCGATAACCGGTGTTTCCTCGCGAGTATCTTCGTCCTCGATAAATTCAAGCTCAATATCCTCGGTCAAAGGATTCCAGCGTTTCAGCTCGCCATCGCGAATATCGACAACATTGAGCTTAGTGTAGATGCCGGTACGCATCGCCATTTGGTACATGCCCTTATAGCCGAGCATGAAGCTCGCTTCCATGCGATACTTGCCATCTTCTTGTTTGTTTTTAAAAGGCACGATGTAGGCATATCCTAAAGCCGGGTCGACAGGCAAATCGTAGGTTGCCGCTTTCAGACCTGCTTGAATAACGCTCATGGGAGCATTCGTGAAGGCTTCGCGCATCTGCGGTGAAGCATTGATAAGACTTACAATGGAGCCTACAAACTGCGGCGCTCTTTTGCCGAGCAGCTCATGAAAACGATTCTTCATACCGCTGCTGTCCATCATCTCATTCATGATGGTTGCTAATGATTTGTTAGCAACCTGTTGTTGTGCCTGTACCTGTCCTTCCTGCTGTTTCTTGGCCAGCAGACCGCCTTTTACTGTTGCCATATTATTCTTCTCCTTCTGCTTCCTTAGCTCTGCGTTTCTTGGCTGCTTTCGTCAAAGCAACACGGAGCTGTCTATACTGTCCAGTTCTAGTATAGGTTTTCACGAGGTCTGGATAATCCACCGCGAAAGCCTTTGAATCAAAGGTGTTGCGTGTGCTTACACCATAGCTGACTTTATAATCGCCACATTCGCCTGTCTCGAAATTCCCAAGCTCAAGACGAATCTTGTTTTTCCTTTCGTCAATAAAGCCTTGAAGTTGCTTAATCTGCGCTTCCATCTCTTTGATAGTTTCGCATACCGCTTCCCACTCGCCACCCATCTGCATGGGTTCCTTTTCGCCACCGGGATAGATTTTCTCAATGAGCTTCTTGCAGTTATCAGAAGCATCTACCTCGGGGATAGCTTTTGTTACCACGAAGTCGTTCCAGAATTTTCCTTCCTCTTCGATGAGTACGGCAATGTCTTCGTCATTACGAGCTACTTCGCGGACTACTGCTTTCTGTCCGCCAAGCAAGCAGACCACGTAGCACATATCATAGCCCCCTACGGCCATATAATGTTGGATTTGACAGTAGTAGGAGTCCGGGAGCTTGTCATCTGCCCATTCTTCCTTGTTCCATGCCGCCGTGGTCTTAATCTCAACGATGGCATTCTCGCCAACGACCAAACGGTCGACGTCAGCGAACATGAACGGGTACTCGTTATTACGAACCATGCCGCAACGACGAAGCTTCTTGCCTGTCTTGGCCTCAAACCAATCTGCGATGACGGGTTCCATTCTCGTACCCCAGTCCATGCGCTCAGCCTGCTCTTCCGTCAGCTCCTGCTCACCTGCCTGTCCTGTCTTTTCCATCCAGAGCTGGAAGCGGTTCTTCCACGGATTGACGCCGACTACCACGCCAGCGTCACTACCGCCGATACCATTTTTTCTTAATTCAAGCCACTTCTCGCGGCCGCCCTCCGCCTGCATCTCGGCGGACGTCATAAGCATTGTTACACTCATTTCTTACCTCCGATAATTTTACCGAGCAACGTAAGCAACATCGCTTCGTCTTTACTCAAGCCCTGCTCTATGGCTTTATTATAAAGTTTGCACTCGTCTTGCGAATCGCAATGCTCGCAATCATCGCAGCCATCGCAGCCATCATCTTTACAATTATCACGGTCATTGTCGTCATCGTCTGCGCGCTTAACAAAATTCTTATCCTCAAAGCTCTGAGCCAAGATACCAAGCATAGCTTGGCGTTGGTCTGCGCCTTTAAGCATAGGTCTTTCCTCCAAAGCTCTTGCAATGGCCTCACTAATAGCAAGCCACGCAGAAATCATTTCAATTACGTTACCATAAATCATTGTGTGCATATTCCCTGTGCTATCAACTACTGCTTTCAAAACTTCTTTTTGCATTTGATTTACCTCCAAATCTTAAACCCCAAACTTTTTGAATGACTTGATTGCATAGCAAGCCATTCCTGTATTTAGCCCGAAACAGTTTCCTGCTTTGGTCAATGTCAAGCCGCACACTTTTATCAAAATGTAGATTGCACGGCCTGTGTCGGTATAGGCGCTAACGCCTTTTACGACACGCTTATGGTCCTCCTTTTTCTTATAAGGAAGAATGCCCATCTTCGTCATCGCCTTGTCCGGTGGCAATTCGAGGACTATTGCCAGGCAAAGTGCATACCAGTTGAACCCATCCGCACCTTCCTTTCTTTCAATGGCGGCGGGCGGCATTTCTATTTTCTGAGCACGCCCGACTAATGTACGCGGAGTTCTCATCCTCACAGTCATTTTGCATCTCTCCTCGTCGTTTCGATAACCACGATTTCTCCAGGATACAAATACTTGCGTCCGCTGCCAACGGCGAAACCGTTGTTGGCTCTCAACTCACCCATCCACTCATCGAATGGTCGAGAGCCGTCGTAATACCGCTCGCCGATACTCCAGAGCGTTTCGCCCTCCTTGACGACGTGCCGTACAGTGCGCGTCGCTTGCTCGTTTCGAGCTGCAACATTGTAGTCGAAGTCGAAGCTGCTAAACAAGAAGCCCATCAGCAGGACGGCTAAAATTTTTGTAAGCATTCCCTTCTTTCCCTTCTTTCCTTATATGTGTTTATGTTGTAACCAACGCTTTGAGCGCGGCATGAAACGCGTTAGGTGCGGTTCTCTTCTTTTTCCCCGCTTTTTCTTTCGCCGTGAAGAGTACCTTAATCTGTTCGTCCACAACTTCCGGGACTAACAGATATTTCTTGCCGCTCTTGCCGAACGGGATTTGCCCCGCCAGCATCAGTTTACGCACCAGCTTTTCACTGATGCTGCGGCTCTCGGCGTACTCCTTAATGCTCATCAGCAACATCATTCCCCTCTCCTTTCTTCTTTATGAATTTTCTTCTGAGTTGGAAACTACTAAATAATTATCCAGTATCAGTTTTACCAACTTTAATGTTTTCTTAGCTTCAAATCTGCTCATGCCTTCGAGATTCCCTATTATCTTCTCGGCGGCTTGAGCAATTTCTTTTTGCGTCGGTCCATCTAGATGATTGAATTTTGCACAACGGAGCAAGTCGAAAATTGCTTCATTAACATTCATCACTCTCACGCTCCTTTTGATAAAAGCTTGTTTACGAAATACGCCTGCCCTTTGCCAGTCACTTTAACCGTCTTGCTGACGGTTACATGGCCATCGCTATGCGTAACCGCCGTTTCCTTGATGCGGAACAGGCCTAACTCCATAGCTCTCTGCGTCGGGCTATTGTAGTCTGCGCCTTGACGCTTAATCAAGTAGCCGTTGTTACGCAGCCACTCAAACATGCGCTTCTGACCCATGTCATGCCCGTTCTGCTTGATGAGCTTTGCCAAATCACCAATCAAGATGGTTTGGTCGCTCACAGAAACTGCATCGGCAAAGATTTCCTTCGGCTTCATGCGCTGCGTGTCGCTCTCCAACTCCTTGATACGTGCATCGCGCTCTTTAATGGTAGCTTGCGCCACGAGCACGGCTTTCGCCATCAGCTCCGCATCGCTCATCTTCTCACTACCAGCGATGTAACCGCCAGTCTTGCGGATGGCAGGAATGACTTCGTGAGTAACCCAGCGCTTAAAAGCTTTTGCTTCTGGCTTACGGCTCGCTAACACTAAGTTGTATAAGCCGTACTCGTTAACGACATTTGTGCTTCCTTGACGGCCTAAGTTGAACTTAGCCCGTTCATCATCTTCCAAACGGTTAATAACCATGCTAGTATTAGACAACTCTAAAGCATCGCAAACATCTTTTGCTACAAACCAAGGCTCGCCGCCTTGCTCTACCACTCGAACCTTGCCGAATGCAGGGTTCTCAAAAATCTTTAGTTCGTCCATTGCATTACCTTCTTTCTTAATCCTCCGTGCTATAATTGCTATATAGAAAAGAGGTGATTTTGTGTTATCCGAATTTGATTACAAACTGCTCGGCTGGCTTTCGGTTAATCGTGTCACCATCACAACGCTTCTTCAAAATTATGGTGACGGTGATATAACACGTCGTCGTTACGACAGATTAATGAAAGCAAGCCTAATCCGTTTAAGTGATAGCTTTATTGTTCTTACGCCGCTTGGCAAAACAGAACTCGAAGATTACAATCAACGCGAGTCAGCCGAAAAAACGTCCGAGGAACGAGCTTCTGCTGCTATTCTTTGCGCTATTGCCAGTGCTATCGCCGCAGTTGCCAGTGCTATTTGCGCTATTGCTACTTTGTTCAAGTAGCTTCTTTTCTGCTGCCCTATCAACCATGTTGTTCACAATAGTAGCGACTCTTTGCAATTCGCCATCTGCCACAGGGACATACCTAACAGGCATCTGCTCAATAGCTGCTGCTGCCAATGTTTCTATCGCTTTTGCAAATTCCTTGAATTCTTTCAACGTGCAGCCTTGCATCTGCTGGAAAACAAACGCTAAAAGCTTTTGGTCTACATTGAAGTTTTTTGCTTTCATGCCAATCATGAAGTTCTTGTCAACTTCTTTAAATTTCTCATAAGATTCAACTAGCTCTTGCATTTCATTCATCTTTCTCCTCTCCTTTCAACAGCTCGTCATTTTTCTTGTATTCAAACAAGTCTCCTATGCCGCACTGCAAGAAGCCACACAACCTATCTAGCGTGTCCAGCGATATAGCTGCGTTGCGGTCATAATATAGATTGGTGAGCGTTGTTCTGGATATTCCAGTGTTTTTGGCTACATCGGTTATCTTTAACCGCTTCGCTCCAAGTATCATAGAAAATTTATTGTCTATCACACTGTACATCTCCTTTTTCACTCCTCTCTTTTTGTTCAATGTACTGTGCATTTTGTATTTTGTATTGTACAATACTCAAAGTGTATTGTCAATAGCTTTTTTGTTCAATATGCTGTACAATTTAAGAGGAGGTGTTTTTATTATGTTGCTAGTAAACCTTAACGTGCTTCTTGCCGAAAGAAATCTTCGGATTAGCAAAGTATCAAAAGATACCGGCATATCTCGCACTACATTAACCGCTTTGTGCAATAATCTCAGCCAAGGCATTCAGTTTGAAACTCTGAATACACTGTGCTCCTATTTGAGCATATCCCCAACACAGTTTTTTACGTATCTTCCGCTTGACTATACTCTTTACATCGAGCGCCAAAACGCAAATTGCAGTATTGCGAATTTCTCTATCACTGCCAACAAGCGGACGACAGACTGCGCTGCTTTCATTGACATTGAAACTGATGCTACTACAAGTTGTTTGTATATCACTCTTTCGCCGTCAGATGAGCCAGAGGACAATTCAGCGTTTCTACAAAAGTTCATCGAGCAGTTACCGCCGATAGTCAAAGACTCCATAGAGGACAAAATCTGCAACATTGTAGGTGAAGATTACGAGAATTACTCACTTACCTTCATCTGGGACATTTAGCAGTTCGTCAATCGTGCAGCCAAACAGTTTCGCTAAAGCAGGGAGTTTATCAGCCCTCGGGAGTGCCCTGCCCGTCTCCCAGCAAGCGATTGTTGATTGCGGAATGCCAAGAGCTTCTGAAACTTGAGGTTGGGTGAAGCCAGCCTTGATTCGCATTATTTTGAAACTCAATATTCTCCCTCCTTCCTCGAAGATTTTATTGAGTAACTCAATTTATGTGTATATTATATATTGAGTTTCTCGATTTGTCAACACTGTTTATTGACAAAAATTGATTTTTTCGATACCATGATATTGAAATAATCAATATTCAGAGATAAGGGAAGTCGGGGAGGAAGAAACCATGCCAAACAGGTTAAAAGAATTACGTCGTTCAGCGGGAATCACGCAAAAAGAATTAGCATCCAGTTTAGGCATCGCCCAACCAACGCTGTCTGGTTGGGAAACAGACCGTTTTCAGATTGATTACGACAATTTAGTCAAATTAGCCGATTTCTTTGGCACAAGCATTGATTACATTCTTGGTAGGAGTGTAGATGAGCAGACTACGGTTTGTGATTCATCTCCAAAGAAAGAGCCTTATAATAACAAACCTGCCGTAAGAAGCGACGAAGAGAAGCTTCTTGGCGTTTACAATAGCCTTGATAAGCAGTCGAAGAACCAGCTTATGTCTGTTGCTTACCTAATCATGTCCCAAAGCCTCAAGGCGCAAGGCATTGACGTTCAAGAGATGATAGAGCAGCAGCTCCATAAAATCCAAAACGAAGGAGGCGAGAAAAATGACGGCTGACGAACTGCAAAAGAAGGCTATTGCTCACGAATTATTTTGTGAACTATCCCCGCACTCAAAGGATGTGGCCATAAGTATTCTAAGGCTACTGTTGGTCGAGGAGACGCGCCCTTTTTGACTGTCTACTCACCCGACAGTAGCCGATGTGAGCAAAAACCGAATGACGACAAGCCATAATAAAAAAAGACCGCGCTCCATGGCGGAGAACGGTCGACACTGTTTTTAGTTGTTGGAGGGAGCTGCTATGAAGATGCGTGTAAAGCAAGCCGTTGCGCTCGTATCGCTGTCATAGAAGCCCGAAACGAGTGCAACCGTCTCGAAATCGAGGCGGTTGCAGATTTATTTACAGGGAGTTCGATTAGGAGGTCTGATATTATGGTCAAGGCACGTGTAAGAAATATGCAAGGCGTGTCAGCTTATATCGAAGATATTACTCCCCAATATGTCAAAGGTCTGCGCAGAAACAACTGTTGGTACTACGAAGACGGTTATTGCCGCAAGCAAATGATGCAGTGTGTAGGCCCCAAAATCTGCGTCAACTACGAACGCAAGCCGACCAGAGGTCGAACCAAATGGTAGAAAAAAACAAAAAGACCTCCGCGTACCGGAGGTCTTTTTGCACCAGCAAATTCAGAAAAGAAGGGTAAATGAACCGTAAAACGGAACACTCTAGAAGTAAACCGAACTTCTAATATCATTATAGCAGAAATGTTTTCGACTTAACAAGTGAGTGTTTTGTAAAGAAAGGGTGAAAATCTATGCCTAAATACGGAGAGGGTTCTGTTTATTTTGAAACCACGAGGAACAAATGGCACGCTTCTGTCGTAGACCCGCAAGGCCGCAGAACACACAAAAGGTTTAACACGAAAGAAGAAGCGAACGCTTGGCGCTTGAGCATGACGGCAAAATATATCAAGGGCGATTATGTTGTAAAGAGCGACCTAACTCTCGGCACATGGGTTTTGCAGTACCTCGGCGTTTTCGTCAAACCTAAAGTAAGAGAAAAGACATTTCTGGACTACGCCAATACCGCTGCGCATATCAACGAAGAGTTGGCAGATGTAGAGCTGCAAAAGCTAACGCCCCTAGCGGTTCAAGCCTACATTAATACCGCAGAAATGACAGAGGGCATGAAAGATAGAGTGGTAAAGCTGCTTTGCCGTGCGTCTAAAAAAGCTATTGCGACAGGGCTTATAGAGAAAGACTTCATGGCAGGTGTGGAAGTACTCAAGCCAGAACCTAAAGAGGTCGAGATATTCTCTCCCGAAGAGCTGAGTATAATCATGAAAACCATTGACAGCGACGCAAGACTTCGTAGGCATCATCTGCTCGTTTCCGTTGCTATCGCTTCCGGCTGTCGCATGGGAGAGATATTAGCCCTAACGCCGCAGGATTTAGACGGAGATGCCATAAAAATCAACAAGAGTTTAGTAGAGGTCAAGGGCGTAGCAAAGCTCCAGCCGCCAAAGACGAGGGCAGGGTATAGGCGAATCCCTTTGCCGAAGAATATAATGGCAGAGCTTTATCAAGCAGCATATGCTCTCGAAAGCGGTGAAATCATTAAGAATGCCAACGGCAAGCCATGCCTGTCTACAAACATTGACAAGTCGTGGAAGCGAATTTTAAATAAGGCGGGAATTCCATACAAGAAATTCCATTGCCTGCGCCATACTCATGCGTCAATGCTGCTTGCTGCCGGTGTGCCTATATTGGAAGTTTCCAAGCGTCTTGGGCACTCTCGCCCTAGCCACACATTGAATCTCTACGGGCACGCCATCCCCGGCTACGACAGCCAGATGCCTTCACTTGTAGAAAAAGTTTTCAACATAGGAAATTGCAACAAAGAAACCATTTCTGCCGTATCTTGTCCCGTTTTACCCCAGACTACCCAAAAAAGTTGAACCAAACTGCAACCAAAACGCTACCTACTGATTAATTTTTGGACAAAAGAAAACGCCCAGAAATACCATTCCAGGCGGGTTTTCAATGGAGCTACTGACAAGGTTTGAACTTGCGACCTACTGATTACGAATCAGTTGCTCTACCAGCTGAGCTACAGTAGCACATAAGCTATATTAAATTTCCATCTGCATTGCAGCTTCTTCAGCTGCCTTAGCTGCTGCCATCTCTGCCTTAGTACGGCGCTTTCTGACCTTCTTTGCACTGTTAATACCGGCCTTCTTGATGACCTTTGCTAATTCAGAAATAATATGCAGTTCATCTACGGAACAATCCTTAACCAAGTCAGCCAGCTCATTGCAGTAAATCTGCTCACTGTGATGAATGTTGTCACACAGCAGCTCGTCCACAGAAACATCCAGTACATTAGCCAGATGAATAATTGTAGGCAGGCCAAGCTTAGTATTACCGGTTTCTATATTGCTGATATGCGGAGTTGACAGACCAGTTAGATTAGCTATATTTCCCTGAGTTAATCCTTTTCTGGCACGAGCGGCCTTTATCCTCAGTCCTATAGCCTTATAATCAATATCTAACTTCACAAACGTTCTCCCCTTCTACTTAATCACATACTAATAACATTACAATTATATATGATATCATCGTAAAAGGCAAGAGTCATTTATTTTTTTATAAAATTTTATTTTTTCAATAC